GGTATGCCTTACTCCAACTGTCCTCTACTATATTACTGTCATCACCACGAATCCAACGTTCACCATCTAAATCTACACCTAATAATTTACACAAGTCATAAACCATTGCTGTAATCACTGTATTCCAAGCATTACCAATAAGTGATGTCCATCTTAGACCTGAATTTAAACCACCTTTAACTTTTAATTCTTCTATATCATCACCATCCCTGGCAATTAATACTGCATTATTCTGTCCATCAATCAAATCACTACATACTTGATCGTATTCTAACCAATAGTTATAAGGTATATTTATTTTTGCAATTTCAAAAATTTCTTTCATTATAATTATAATTTCTTCAGTTGTTGGCTGGTGATCAAAACCCTTAAAATCAAATGGTAGACCATACCTTTTACACAATGCTCTCAACATCCTTATTAATCTATCACTCTGTTCAGATAAACTCTCATTTATTGTACTGCCTGTCCATTGACTATAATCTTTAGTTAAAAACAAATCTATCCAAGATGTTCTCAAGTATGTCGCTAAATCTCCGGCAACAGCTAATCTTATCTTTCCTAACTCACTTTTAATTAATGTTGTGTTCACTTGTCTCTTCATTGTCTTGACATATTCCCATAATTCATCCTTTGTAAATACAACTGGTACCATATTTTTCCTAGCTTTAAAATGTCCCTTTTTGTCATCGTATTCCCATTCAACTTTACCTATAGAACTTGAACCTGCTGTCAACCATTTACCACTCTTAACGTAATCTTCAAAAGTAATATAGACATGTCTTTTAGGCGTAAATTTTAATACTCTTTTAGCCGTAGTTTTAAAATGTACAATAAAATCATGACTTATGGAATTACCATCTGCCAATGCTCGAGCTTCATCCATCAAGTCAAAACCTGGAAATGGTGGATTTCGATAACCAGTTATAGTAGCTAGTTCAAGATAGTATATTCTAGGCTCCAATTCTGTCTTCTTTGTTTTAACTATATCTGACATCTTTTTGCACTTATCAATAAAAACATTTACATTGTTAGGAAATATCTTCATATATCTTAGATTCTTCAGCCATACACCATCCCTATTGTATAACCAATGAAAATAACCAAAATTTAGAGTAGTTATATAATCCCAGTCCCATTCAAAACATTCGTTTAACAGATCTAATATTTCACTCTTATCATCATATGTAAAAATCAAATCCTTAAATCTTACTCTTCGTATATTCAGATCCTTTTTACTCCTAGGAGGAAAAAGCTTCTGAAAATCTTCATCACTAGCGATATTGTTTCTAACCCTATACCAACACATATCATATACTAATGATGGCCATAATCTCTCCACTTTAAATCCAAC